TTAGCGCCTTCTATAAATGCTTTCGCGTTTGGTCGTTTTTCTTCTAGTTCTTCGCGGGTTAATTTAATGCGCCATTTCATTGCAAGAATTTTACCCTTAGCTAGTAATAGTTTTAGTCCTATGTCCATTTAAAAAAGTTTTAGTTGTTTAATATTCATTTGACCGCTGTAAATTCGTTCCGTGTTTGGGTCTATTAAGTCTGCAAATTCTATTTCGCAAAATGTACCGCAGTCTGGTAGTATAGGCGGTTCGTGTTTTCCTTCGTTTGGTTTTAAATCTACTAGGTATTTTCCTTTTATGCAACTTGCGCCAGTTTGAATTTCTAAATCGGACATACGTTTATAAAACTCTGGAAATTCTTTTCGTATTTTATTCCAGTAACCCTTACCACCTTTTACGCACCCTATACAATTGTTATTGTGGAATCCCAGTTCGTACATTTTAGGTAATTTAATTCCATTCATTAGTAAAAGTTCTGCGCATTGTTCTTTTGTCATTTGTCTTTCGATTAATGGAAATAAAGGTTTTGCTTTCGGGTGCTGTTCTGCAAAACGAATAGCGCGGTTTATTTCCTTTTTGCTAAACTCAAAGCCAAATATTTGCGCATCGTATTCAATTTCTTTTTCAACTTTATAACGCACGTTCTTTTTTAGTTCTAAAGTACACCTTGCACCAGCTACGCCGTTAATGTATTTCGTCTTTTCTATTACGTCAAACTGATCGGTATATTTTTCACTACGTATTTTAGTAATTTTTTTACCATACCAGCGTTCACAATCTAAAATAAAACGCTCATTGTCTGGGTGCGCGCTATCTATTACCATGTAATAAAGCGCTACATTTTCTTTTCCGTATTGTTCTAGTGCTATTTTACACGCTACTGCGCTTGTCACACCACAACTAAACCAGCCTATTTTCATTGTTTATTGTTTTTAGTTTTTCTCCTAACGTTGTTAACTTAGTTTGTTCAGCTGGCTTTGGTCTTTCTTTTTTAAGTGGATCAATACCACCTATTTTAAACCCTAGTCCGTTGTTATATTCACAAAAAATATAGTCGTTTAGTGGTGTTATTTTACCGCCCGTGTCCGTGTCTTTTATTTTTTCCGTTGTTACCAGCGTTATAAACTTCATTTCTTCGTGTTTAACTAGCCTATGTATTACAAACATATCGTCACATCTATTCAAAAAAGCCTTACCGCCTTCTATGTGGTCTTTCATTGGTGGCTTTAAATGTCCTTTCCAGTGGTGGTTGTCTGGGAATAAGTTACCACTTCGTCCGCTTTCAGTATTTGGATGCGTGTTAATGTACAAAGTCATTCCAGTTTCATTAACAAATTGACGCGCCATATTTAAGAATTCGTAATTACCCTCGTAACCCATTTTCCTATCTAGTCCAGTATACGGGTCTATTAAACACGCTTTCGCATCTGACTTCTTAAAAATGTCTAGAAGTTCTTCTGGTTTGTACAGCTTTGAGTTATCCACAAAGTCAAAGAATTGTTCTAGGTAAGTAGAATAGCTAGTAATTTGCGAAATGTTTAGACTTTTAAAAGGCTGTCCGCTGTATATTTGGATCATGTCGCGTAGAATTTGTCCGTATTGGTTTTCACCAGACCAAATAACAAACTTAATTCCGTGCTTTAAAGCTAAAGAAAGGAAATACCAGTTAATCCAGTAAGTCTTACCTACGTTGTCATGTCCTAGAATGATGTTAAGCTGTCTAGGTTTAAACCTTAGAAAGTCGTCTAGTAGACAATCCAGCCCCAAACCTTGTTTTATTTTACCTTCTTTGTAATCAATTAGGTATTTTAATTCTTGTCCTTTAGTCTTTAACATAACCTAGTGCTTTTGCTTTTTCGTACAATGGGTCGTAAATCATTTCTTGTTTAGGCTTTATGTTTTTTGCTAGCCATTTAGTAGCTGTCAAATATAGTGAAGTATATTTTTTGTGACCTTTAAAATTTTGAATGTCGTCTAGTATTCCGTCTATTTCTGTAATAGAATACTTTTCCAGTAGCTTTTCTACTTCTAAATTAGTTATAGACAAATGAGCGAACGCTCTATATATATCTTTAGATATAACACTATCACTTACACTATCACTATCACTATCGGCATTTTTGGCATTATTTGGTATGCGGTCGGATGCGGTCGCATTCCAGCGCTTCTTTGCGTTTTCGCTATTACGCGTTCGTATGTTTTCGTACTTAACTAAATCACGTTTAAGACTTTGTCTAATTGGTTCGAAAGCAATTTCTACTAGTGGATTGTCTGTTACTGGGTCTTTGTCGTTTACATATCTTAAAATATGTTTAAGTAATTGACCAGCGTCTACGTCTGAAAGTTTTTCTATTGTATGAATTGTATCACAATACAAAAGAAATGAATTTTTTTCTGTTGCCATTTTACTGCTTTAAAATGAAAAAACCCCATTCGGTTTTCGTGAAGCAGCACTACTAGCCAAATGAGGTTCTAATAAGTTCTTTTAATTAGGGTCTGCTTACCCATGTACAAATATAAACGTATTTATTCAATAGAAGTTGCATCTACTTCATATTTTTTTTCACGAATCCAGCGTTTAACTCTATTCAGCTGGTATAAATTTGCACAATTGTTAATGTCTTCTATTAGATTCCGTGTTTTTGGTTCGACTTTATAGCCGTCTAAGGCTTCTAGATATTCGTAAATATAAGCTTCGTATTCGTTTTTATGGTATTGTACTAGAATGTAGTGCGTTTTAATGTTATGAATAGCGCTAGCGTGTGTCATATTAAACATATCTGCTATAGCTTTAAACGTTAGTCCGCATTCTTTTAGCTTGTGTTGTAAATACGCCTTTTTGTAAATCTGTTGACGCTTTCTGTTTGGTTTGTTTAGTTCGTCGCGATCTATAAATTCACGAATTAAATCTATTATTTTGTCGTTCATACCTTTTCTATTCTAAAATTTCCTAATAAACAAAGACCCCTAGACCTTAGTTCCTTTTTTTTCCAGTTGCATAGCGCTTTATTGTCAAAAGTCCAGCTGTGAATAACATTTGACCCGCTGTAATATACTAACTTAAATTTCATGCTATTTCGTTTTATAATTTAAAAGCCGTAAAAGTTTTCTAGTGTTTCTTCATCTGCATATTCTAGGTAAACTTCTTCCATAAAATTAGCTTCGATATTTCCTATTCGTGTTTTAGTAGTTTTAACTTGACTGTTTCGAACAATCATTTTTAACGTGTTACGTAAATGTGTTTCGCTCATTTGGTCTATGTCTATTTCTTGACCATTTTTCATTTTCCAGTAATATTTCATAACGTCTGGTTATATTTTATTTCACAAATTCTTTTATAAAGTTCTTCATTAAAAGAACCTCTTACGTGTTCGTGTGTGGTTTTGCCCGTCCAGAACCTAACCATTCTTTGAAGTTTAAATACCATAGTAGTGCCAGTTTTGAGGGTTATCGTCTTCTACGTTTAAATCTAATTTTCTTCGTTCGTTTTCTTCTTCTTCGCACATAAAATAAATATGTTTTTTTCTGTATTCTCGTACTTGTTCAAGTAACCATTCAGAATAAGCTGGCGTTATTTCTATTTCGCCTTCTTCGTCGTTACCTACTTCGCCACTAAAATACGTTCCTTTAATAGCTTTTAAAGTAAAGTCTAACATAGACCCGTTATATTCTTTGTCTAACCAGTCAAACTCGCAGACAACGTCGTAAATTAAGTCATTGTAGCTATAGGATAAATTTAACGTATATACGTCTAGTTCACATTCTAAAATATCAAACATCATTTCCAGTTTTTAGTTATTAGTTCGCCGTATTTCTCTAAGACTTTGCTTTGCTTTACAGCTGTTTCTGTTACTTCTTGTTTTACTTCGTCCGTGTTTTCAGCGCCGTAAGGTCTAATTACAGCCAAACTGATTACGATCAAAATAATTACACCAGCGCAAATGTCGCCAAATGATTCTTGTAAGTTTATATTTTTCATAGTCCTAATTTATTTACTAGTTCATTAATTGACGCCCAACGTGTAGCTGCTCTTTGCGTAGCTTCGTGGTCCGCGCCTAACACTTCGTTAAACTGCTCGTACTCATTCCATAAGTCGTTTAACTCTTTTAAAATAATTTCGTTCATTTCTTTTTTCGTTTTCATAACTTGTTTTTTTGTGTGTTTGTGAATTAATTATATGCAAATATAAAGACTAAATCTGAACTACCAAACTTTTTTAACATTTTTTTTAAAGTTTTTTACATTTATTTTTAAAATGCTAGTATTTACTGGGATTAACTTTACGTGAAAAGTACGTAATGTATAGGAAATTCACTTAAATTATATACGATAGCGTATATTTTACGTATAAATACGGATAAATACGTATACAAAATCCAATAAATCTAAATAGTGGCAAATGTTTGTCCAGTAAATTGTCACAAAAACTTGACAAATATGTTACAGAATGTCGCAAATATCTGCTAAATATGCGACACAATTATTTGTAAAAGTGTGACACGTGCTATTTATTAAGGGTATATCCTTACATAGGGGTGTTCGCTTTAAAATGATGGACATAAAAAAAGGGTTAACGCTTTCAACTGCTAACCCTAATTTTTAAAAACCTATTATGAAAGTTCAAATATACACTAAAAAAAGAATTCGTTTATACTCTTTTGTTCTAAATCGTAATTAAAGTGAATAAATCCGCTTTTACCTAGCTGAAAATTAGTAGCCACCCAGTTACTAGACGGGCTAAAAGCTGGGTAATTGTAATACTTAAATACGTCACAACTTGAACTATCGAATAAATATAAATGGCTGTCGCCTTTTTCGAAAATAATTTCGTAGCCTTTGTTAAGTAGTCCTTTAGCGTTTAAATATCCTAGTATTTTATTAATCTGGTTCGCGTCAATTTTAGGTCTAAATCCGTGTTTTAAATTGTGTGTGTCTTTTCCGTGTGTAGTTACAAAACAATAGTTATCAATTATTTCATGATCAATAAACAAAGTCTGGTTAGTTACTAAGACGTTTTTTAAATCCCGTTCGACATACGTTTTAAAGAACTGGTTAACAAAGTAGGAAAAGTCACCGCTATGGTTATCGTTACAAATATTCCTAACATATATTTTATCGTAGAATGGCGACAAGTGTGTAATTAATAAAGTCTTAAATAAGAAACCAACGTCAAACGCTTTTTGGTTACTCATGTTTTGTGGTAACGTGTGACCGCCTCTAGTAGTCAATCCGTTAAAGCCGTCTAGATAGTCGCCTAAATCTAAGATATGTAATACGTTGCTATTCTGTTTAGCTAGTGTGTGGTCAATCATTTGGGACAAACGTTCAAAAAGTATGTCTTCATTCCAGTTAGACGCGTATAAATTACGTCCTTTGTCGGTTACGTCCATTCCTATGTGAACATCTGTAAAGACTAACTTGTCAAAAGCCCCGTTAAAGTTCCGTGTTTGCTTAGGCTTTACTTCTAATTTAGGCGCGTTTTCTAGTAGCTTATGAAAGTCTAGGTCTAGTTCTTTACCAGCGTTAAAACTAGGGTTCGCAAAGAATAAACTAGCGTCTTTTGTTTTAATCCAGCCGTGCTTAACATCGTTTTCATTTAAACCCATTTCGTTAGACTTGTCTTTGATTGCCCGATATTGCTTAATTAGGTCGAATTCTTGCGGACTTAACCGCACACGTGGAACGCCTTTGCTTACAACTGGACGCCCGCCTTTGTTTTTATTCATCTGAAAAGTTTAGGTAGAAGTTTTAACCTACTTCTAAAGGTTTCGCTTATGGACAACCTAGTAAGGAATCCTAAAACGAAAGCAATGATAACAAATAACCAGTTAACCTTTGTCTTTGTTATGTACTTATTTTTATATTTTACCTTTTCAACGTCCGATTTTAGGACTTTTGTTTTGTACTTATATTCAATCTTAGTTTGAAACCGCGTTTTAGGCACGTAGGAACGCTTGTAACGAACGATTGTATCTTTCTGGACTATTACCTTCTCCCAAAAAATAGAGTCTCTTAAAACGTACGGAATGGAGTCGATAGAACTTATTGTAATTGTGTCTCCTATTTCGTCACAAGTATAGCCTTTTTTAATTGCTTTACGTAGGTGGTAATTAGCCGAACACGAAGTAAGTAAAATAAGGACTATTAATATTCTCATAAATTTTTTAGCATTTCGATAACGCGCGGACATGGGTACATGTCGCTTTTATCCTTACGAACTGAGTTATGTGTAAAGATTCCTTTAGTTCCTTTAAAAGCCTCTTTGTCTATTGACCAGATTTCGCTTCTATAGTCTTTAGGAATGTCGTACGTTTCGCACAAGTATTCTACAAGTTGACGTAATGATTCTATTTGTGCGTCGCTGTATTTATACCAGTATTTATAACCCTTGTAAGGCTGGTCTAGTTCGGTAACATAAGACGGATTAACTACACCGCCAGCGTAATTGTAATACTTGTCGCCTTTCTTTTTAAGATAACCCCAGTTACAAACTTCTATTCCTACAGATAGTTTGTTTAAGTTGCTATATTTAGCGCCATTTCTAGCGAAGTCTTCTGTATCTATTCCTAAATGCCACGCCCAATGCTTAGAAGAAAAACATTGTACAATCGTACCATTTTCACCAATGATAAAAGCTGTAGCTATTCGGCTGTCGTTACCATTCCAATAACGTGAAACCCCTTCTGCGTTACCATTGCCAGCAGTATGGTGTAAATAAATCTGCGTCTTAGGCGAACTTTCAGCAAAATACTGATTGTCTTTTAAACGTACTTGTTTAATAGCTTGTATGTCTAGTTTTTTCATCTTAACTCGTCGAAATTTTCTTTAGATCGTTTAACAAAATTTATAAACTTGTCCCAAACGTTAACGCCAGTTACACTAAAGTAGCTTTCGTTAATTGATTTTACTTCTGTAATTACACAAAAGAACGTAAATGCTTTCGTTAAAACTAAGTCTATAGCAATAAAGTGACCTAGAATGTCGGCTACCACGTACTTTTCCATTAAAAAAATGAACACAATAGCGCCAGAATAAAGTAAAGACTTACTAATTGTGTGGCTTAAACGTCTTGAACGTATAGAAGTCCAGCCGTTTTTCTTTACACTTCGCCAGATACCGAAAGCCGTGTCTAAAATAATAGCTAAAATAGCAACTAAAATAAGTGGCTTAACTGGTGAAAGAATAGCGCACGCCGAAAGAATGAAAATAGATAGCTTAGACTTCATTAAAATACCATTATAGCGTTATTATATCCGTTGTCATTATAGCGCTGTCCACAACGTCCGTAACAAGTTCCTACGCAGTCGCAAGCCTCTATTTGTGGGCGTAAATCCGTGTCCCTATTTTGTAAGCTGGTGAACTCTGGAAATAGGTTTTTGTTTGCTAGCAAATATTTGATTAATCTAGCTTCGAAGAAAGACGCTTTTTGTGCGAAGTGTTCCATTCCAAAAACTACTTCTGTACGACTTACGCTATTTGAAAAGTCGCCGTTTTGAGTTTGAAGACCTTTGTTTTTTAACTGGTACGAAAGACCGAAAACAGCGTCTTCTGCTGAACGCCACGCTACGACTGGCTGTATAAAACCTACTAGTGTTTCTTCGTCTGGGTTTAAAGTCTGCGTATTGTACGCATCTAGTAAGTAGTTATAAAAAACACTACCTAGAATAGGTTGCACGCGTAGATCCGACTGCGTTTTAATGTAGGGCGTTACGTCTGTTACGTCTACGTTCGCTGTTATTGGCGTGTTCGTCTTTAAATATGTTTCGGTTATAAAGTATAGCATGTTATAAAGGTGTTGCTGGTGTTGCTGTTGGGACTACGTCGCCACCTTCGATAGGTGCAAGTGACGCAAGCGCTCGAACTTCGTTAGTAGTCATTGTGTTAAGGACCTTTGTCGCTACTAGTGGGGACATTGCATTTAGTGCGTCTTGAGTTTTACTAGCGTCGCCTTCTACTTCTACAATTGTTTCATTAATTATTTGGAAATTCTTTATAGTAAAGTCCGCTTTTTGTTTACATATTGCGAGCAATTCAGTAAAGACTTCTTCGACCATTTCACGTAAAGGAATAACAACGTTTTTTTCAAAAATAATGTAGGCTTGTTTAATGTCTGCGCCATTACCTAAAGAACCCGTTGTACGTACACCCATTAAGATAGGGTCGATTGTATGCGCAAAACAAATTTGTTCTGTATTTAATCCGCTAGCTTCTTGAAACATTTTGTCGTTTGAGTTCGTCGGAATGCTTTCGATTTTTGGTAATTGGTCTGGACTATTCGCAAAGAATGCAACGCCTTTACCAGCGTTTTGCGCGCCTTTCATTCTATCTATAGTGTCGCGTAAGACTTTCTTTTCTTCTTCGCTTTGTGGACGTTTAGGGAACATCATTGCAAAGGCTGGGAAAATACTATTTTGAATGTTTGATTTTGCAAAATATGAAAGTTCACCAGATAAAAAAGCAAAGTTTAAAGCGCTTGTATATTGTGGTAGTGGGTAATAGTCTTGTCCAATTGCTGGAATTTCGTAAGCGTACAGCTGACATTTTTCCGTGTTTAACGGGTGGTATTTAGTAACTGGGATTACGTCAATTCTTGAAGCCCAGTCGTCACATAAAAAATAACAATCTTTCGCGCGGTTAATACGAACCTTTTCTGGACTGATATTCTCTACTTTTTTTACTTTATGCTTTTCGTCGAAATGGATCATGAAGTAAACGCGGTTGTGTAGCACAATCTGTTTAGCTACTAATCTAACCGACTTAGCTAGTTTTAGTTTCTTTTCCCACGTGTAAATGTCTAGCTTTTCTTCTGGTGTTAACTTGTCCGTCTTTAATTGGTAACCCGCTCCGATTGTAGCGTTAACTTTAAAGTCTACAATAGCCCCGTGTAAAGGCGAAGTAAAGTAAAGCTGGTTTAATGTTTCTGGGAATAGGTTATCTTGACCAAATGGAATATAGCCAGAAACTTGGTAACGTCCGTTTACGTAAGGTAGCGACAAGTTAGCGTTTCCTATCTTACCGAAAGGTGTACTAAACGACTGATAGCCCTCTGAAACTTCTATTTTTTGCTGTTTAAATCTGTCAAAAATTCCCATATTTTATTCATATATAGAAGAAACAGCTACACCGCTTACAACCATGCGCCCTTCTTCGATTAAATTAAGTTCTTCTGTATTCGTGTTTTCGTCTATTACTATGTCTGTAAGGCTTTCGTACACCTTGTAAGTATATTGACCTTTTAATAAATCCAAGTCTACGCCTTCTTCTAGCGTGAATAGGTTGTATCTGTACGGGTAACTAGACGTATCTGCGCCTATCCAGTATATTGGATCGACAGCCGTGTTAAATTCGTCTTCAAAAACGAATAAATAAAAGGGGTCTACTAACGTTGTTACTTCTGACAGCGTCAAAGCAAACGTGTTAACTTGTCCTTTTTCAATGTAAATCATAACTATATTAAAAGTTAAAAGTCAAATGTTCATAAAACAACAAACCCCACCAGATTAGGTAGGGTTGTTATAAGTGTTACGTTTCTAGAATGTAACTAAAACCAATTAAACTGTAAGACCAGCAATAACAGTAGGGTCTACTTCGTAAGCTAAACTTTCGTTTTCAGCAGTCAATACTAAAGAGTATTTAGAACCATCTGCTCTAGCAGTTCCCGAACCTTCGCCGTAAGCTGTTACTTGTAAGAAAGGGAAATACCAATACTTTCCGTTAGCGTCACCTACGACAGCGTTTAAGTATTGTTGTCCAGCGCCTAAGATTTTAATAGCTTTTGACTTCTCTTGGTCGCGTCGGTGAAACATTAAGTTAATTGTTTGAGTAACATAAGACGATCCGTTTACTAAATCGATAGCAGCTTCTTCTGTAAAGTTACCAGTATTACGTTTGAACTCCAAAGCCACGTAAGGCGTTGTGTGTGTAATAGCGGTTACTTCCCAGTTAGTAGTAGTTTCGTTAGTAGTAATTGCGGTAATTTCGTCTTGTTGGTTTATTAATAGGGTGTAAATACCACCGCTATTCGGGTCGCAACCCTTTAGTATTTCTTGTAATGTAGCACAAGCCATGATTATAATTTTTAAAGTTAAAAAAAAGGGGCGGGCGCATTACCCACCCCCGTTATTTAGTTAGTTATTGACTAGTCGAAACAAACGTTATATACTACGATCTGGCTAGGGTTCGTGTAAGCGAAACCAGCTTTCAAGTTAGCACGTGTACGGATGTAAGGCTCTGCAACTGAATCTGCAAGGTTAACAGCTTTCAACGCTTTAGCGTCTCCTTCTGCGTCGAATGCGTAGATTAAATCTGTTTTCAAAGCTAAGACCATTGTTGAAGTTGGCATACCTTCTGCAAGAACGATTTTAATACCTAAGAAAGTAGGCGCTAAAGGTGCAGTAACGTAAGTCACGGTGTTACCAGAAGCCGCAGCAATTTGGTAGTTAACGAATACGTCAGAAGAAACGAACAAACGTAAGTCTGCGCGTTTTGCTTGAACTGCTGCTGGTGACGCTTGTAATACAGCTGTCATTTGAGCCAACACGTTAGCGCTAGTAATTGCTGCTGAATACAAACCATTTACGTCTGCGTCTGCACACAATTTTTTCAAGTAACCATCACACAAAGAAAGAACTGGGTCTACGCTTTCTGTGTCACCTTGCCAACGGATTAACTCTAAATCGTTACCGATACGTCCAGCCATTTCATTCCAGTAGTAAGACATAAAAGAAGCTACACTAAAGTCGCCGTTAGAACCTTGAGACATTTGCAAAGCTAAGAAAGACTGCTCTAATTCGAATTGGCAAATTTGAGACATTGCAGATAACGCACAAACGTCAATAGTGATAGCGTCTAGGTTGTCTGTAGGCGCGCTGAAGTTACACGTAGACGGCGCTAAAAGGTTACCGAAAGTAACGTTAGCTAATTTCGTAGCAGATTTGATACCAGGCAAAGTTCTGTAATTGTCTGCGATGTCTTCTGTTAAATAAGCTTTTCCGTAAAACTCATCTGGGTTAGGACACAATAACGCGTTAGTGTCTACGTCAAGGTCAAATTTTAAATTTCTAATCATTGTTATTTGTTTTATTTGTTTTTAAATTATTACTTATTTGAATGCGCGAAACGCTTTGAATTTATCGAAAGCTGACATTTTAACATCTTTCGCCATTTCCATGTCTTCCGCTTCTTCTTCTTTAACTAGAAGTTCTTCCATTTGGTTTTTCAAGTCTGCAATCATTCCAATAACCGCGTTAATGTTTTCTTCGATAACTGGTTTAACGATTGCTAGAATAGCTTCTGTGTCCATTGCTGGGTCAATAGCCATTTCTTCTTTGACTTCTTCTTTAACTTCTTCTTCTTCTTTAACGACTTCTTCCATAGCAACTTCTTCTTTTACTACTTCTTCTTCTGTAGTTTTTTCGTCAGCCATTGCTACTTCTTCTTTTTCTACGTCTTTAATTTCGATTACTTCGCCATCTTTGACAACGTAAATTTTGTCTTCGATGCGGTGTTCTCCGTCTGGTAATTTCATTGTATATTTGTTTAAGTGTTTGCTTAGTTTCATTCCTAGAAAACCTTCAATAGAGAATCCTAGTTTTTCGTTTTTTACTAGTTCGTTATAGTAGTCCGTGTCGGTTACTTGCGCCGTTAGCATAAGCGTACCTTTAGGAACTTCGATTCCGTAGGTTGTATAGGCTTTGTCTTGTTTCGGGCTTTCTACTATCCAGCTTTCTAAAATATATGCTGGGACTTCTTGACTTGGATCATGCTCTAGGTTAAAGACGTTCTTATTACTAAGGTCTTTCATGAACTTGACGTAAATTTGTTCAATCGTGTTTTCGTCAAATTGTACGTAATAGTCACCAGCTTCGTCGTCGCGTCTATAGATTTCCATAGGAATCATGGCTGGCGCTGTTACTCTGTATTTAAGTTCGTCAGAGAAAAAACGTTTTTCTACATTTGAGAAAGCTAGCCCTTTAACCTTTATGGCGGGCGCATCTGTGAAAGCTATTTGTTCAATCCCTAAATCTTCGCCGTCGCTATACTCGGGGTCAATAGTAATTTTGTAAATTGGTAGGTCTTTCAACATAACCATATTAAAAAAAATGTATATTTGTTCAAAATTTATATTATGGTAGAAATATTAGGAAAACAGATTCCGAACGAAATGAATGAAATGACCATTCAGCAGTTCGAAGAAATTACAGAAATCCACGCTAACAGCAATCTAGACGTAATCGAAAAGCATTTAGAAGTTTTTAAGTTTATGGGTGTCCCAGAAGAAATCGAAGAAGTGGACTTCGAAGTATTCAAAGAGTACATTAGTAAATTTAACACGGCGAAAGTTCCCAGTTCAGAACTATTAAAGCGTTTCGAAATTGACGGCTTTACTTACCAAGCGTACGACGAAGACTTTAAACTAACTGCAAAGGACACGAAGACTATTGAAAAGATTCTAAGCAATAAACACAAAGGCTACATTTCAGAAGTTCTAGCGGTCTTATTTAAACGTACGGACTTAACGAAAACCGAACACTATACAGATGCGCACATAAAACAGAAAGCTAAATTGATTCGTGAACTCAAAGCAGAAGTTGCCGTGCCTTATTTAGTAGCGGTGGCTAGTGCAATTAATAACCACGTAGAAAAAGCAAATGAAGCTACCAACGGGTTGGAACAAAATTAAACTTTACCAGTTTAAAGAACTGCGACAAATTGACAAGACAGCGGGCTATTTTTCTTTCCAGTTAGATAGCCTTGCTGTTTTATTAGACGTACCTAGCGAAGACTTAGAAGACCTAAGCATAGATGAAATAACAGCTATGTACGAATCTATTAAATGGTTTCAATCCGAACCTAAAAAGAACTATAAACACGAACTAGTTTTAGAAGAACAAACGTACATTCTACAGCCGTTTAAAAAACTTACGTTATTTGAATTTATAGACTTAGAATACTTTCTGACTAACGACTACATTAACCATATTTCGCATATAGCTAGCGTGTTTTATAGACGCGTAGACGCGGACAAATGGCAAAACGTAGAATTTGAGCCGTATATATTTAGTCCCTTTGATCGTTACGAACTATTCGACGACCTTTACGTAACAGAAGTGTACGGCATTTTAACTGATTACATGAAGTACCGCGAAGACTTTATGAAAAAATACGAGCATTTGTTCAATGAAACAGACGACGAAGACGACGAAGAAAAGCTAGACGTCAAGGACTTTGATTCTATAGAAGACTACAAAGCTAGTCTAGAGCAAAAAGAACAAGGCAAACGCTCTAAAAAGTGGGGCTGGGAGGCTTTATTGTTTGACCTTTGCGAAGGTGACCTAACCAAAATAGAAGAAATAGGCAAACTACCTTTGATATTTGTATTTAATATGCTGGCAATGCGTAAAGAAATGGGTTACTTAGAAGCCTCTAAAGGTTAGGTTTGCGTTAAATTCACCGCCTATAGGTTCGAATGTATAAATAATACTTTCTTTTTGACCTAGAATATTAGCCACTTGTAAGATAGGGTAACGTTGCGCCATCCATTCAGTATACTGCTGAAATATTTCTTGAGTAGTTCCGTTATTTTGTAGGGCTTCTGTTAACTTAGCGCATAAATCAAACGGCGCCATATTTATAGTACCATTATTTAGAAAGCCAAAATAATACATAGCTAATATCTGTATTTCCAATTCGCCTAAGGCTGGGATTTGCGCGTTAATTCTAATTGAATCGTAGAGCGCGCCCGTGTCAATTAGCGTTTCATCTGCAATAATACGGCGCAAAGTCTGCGCTATTTTATTACGCGTCTTATATTTTATATTGAATACCCCGTTATTAGCGTACGCCATTATTCACCTTTTAATGCTTTCAGTTCATTGTACATAGCTAGCAGTTCAGCTTCTTTTTGTGCAATAAGTTCTTCTTGCGTAGGTTCGTCTGTTTCAATAAATTCAACTCTTACTAATCCTTCGTCGTTGTATATTTCGTTTCTTACTTGTGGCATAGTTACAATTTAATTAATATTAATGGAAAACTTTGGTCTGTGCCAGTAACCGCACCCATTGTTGCTGGCGCAGTTCCGAAAGTATATGCACTTGTTTCATATCCAGTATATCCACCATTAGTGGTTGGATTGGCTAAAAATTGAATCATTGAACCATTTAAAATTGATGTGATTGATGCACTTGTGACTGTTAAAAAGTTTTGAAAACCAATCCAATAAGTAGTACCCGCAGTAAAAGTAAATGCAATAGTTGCCGTTTTAAATCCACTTGTTGATAAATTCAAGTCTGCACTTTCGTAAAGTTTTGTATTTGGTAATCCGTTTAAATTTGAATAAATTAGAATTCTACCTAATGCTCCAGCTTGACCAGTAAGAACTTGAATTGATATAGTAGTGGATGTTATTGTATATGCTGTTACATATGGATGCAATCTAATAATATTATTAGTATATATATTAAACGAAGAAGAAGTAGTAATAAATCTATTATTTACCGTTTGTCCCGCTTGAGGCTTTATAAAATTATAATATCCTTGTAAGCCACCACCAACTACTAAATCGCCACTACCTAAAATATCAGATCCATTAATCGTTTTAATGTTTGTGCCGCTTACTAGCGTAGGCTGTACGGACAAACCGCCAGAACCTAATAAAGAAGCGCCATTTAAACTTTTAATATTTGTACCACTAATTAAGCCGTCTTGTTTATTGTTGAAAGCGTTCCAGTCGCCAGTGCTTAAATAGCCGTCGTCTGCTGCGCCCGCTTGCGTAATTGCTATGTCTGGTGTACTACCACCCGTAGAACTTAACGGCGCTGTAGCTGTTACGTCTGTTACACCGCCACCACTAGCCCCGTCTATAATTTCTTGACCCGTAATACTTTTAGAAACATAACCAGACCCGTTAAACTCAGAAATTTCTACTAAGTCTGTAGAAGCTAGGTTAGCGCCTTTCGCTGGTAATTGACTTATTTTAATATTTGCCATTTATTCAATGATTAATTTATCGTTATTTTCTGTTATTCGTGCGTCCGTGTTTTCGGTTACTCTAAAAACAAACAAGCTAGAACCTTGATTATAAAGCCAGCGCGTTGTGTTATAAAGTGAAATAGCGAAGCCGTACATATTACCCTAAAACTAAAACTACAGAACCGCTTGTTAATTTCACGCCACTAAATTGTAAATCGTTAATAGGCGTTATAATAGTTCCAGCCTTAACAGCTAAACTAGCGTCTTGTATGTATGTACTTTTTGCGTCCGTTCCAGCTACTTTAATGCTGGTAAAAATAGTGTCTTCTAACACTACGATAGCGTCTACGTTTTTTGTTACTTCTGCTGTAGTGTTTACTACAAAAGTTCCCATGTTACCCGCTAATTCTCCTATTAAATTTGATCCCATAACTATATTAATTTTAATTCGTGTTTAGTTTCCCTTTAAAGGTACGGCGCAGTCCGTCCAGTTATTTACTGAATACGTCGCAGTCATTACCCAGCCCGCACAATAGTCTAGTAAATCGTTATTTAACGGAGTAAAACTAGGTATGTCTATTACGTCGAACGCGTAGTTATTAGAGTTAATAAAGTACGTGTAAAGATCGTATAGAATTTGCTGGCAATCTGAAAGGATTACGTTAATATTAGCGCGGTCTTTTTGGATTATGTCAAAGCAATATATTTCTAAAGTAAAATCGTTCGTGTTTTCAGTAGGCAAAGCGCTTACTGGAACTATATAAACGATAGGGTATTTTTCGTCTTTAGTTGCGAAGTTAAACATCTGCTCTTTAAAGTCAGACCCTACCTTTTTTACTTGAATATGGTTATCGTAAAACGCTGTTATTTCGTTTATTAGGGCTTGATAGCTTGTCATAGTTCCGCAGATTTTTTTATTTTATCTATTTTGTTTTGTGTGTTCGTTATGTCCGTTTCAGAAACAACAGCAGTAACGACCATATTTTGATTAGAGTTAACCGAACCTTGACCGCCCGCAGTATTTAAGTTGTTACCTTGTCCGTACATTTGTACGGCTGGCGAAATAGGTGTAACGCTAGTAGTGGATTCAGAACCACCGCCACCACCACCGCCAGAAACAGACCCGCTAGGATTTGATAACAAACTTTTTGCTTTAGCTACGTTGGTAATGATTTGTAAAATTCCGCTGGCGTATTGTGCAATTCCAGCCGTACCACCAGTAACCGCATTAAGTGGGTTAGCTTGCGACATAGCGACTAACGAACTGATTGCTTTCGCCGTGTCAATTCCGATTTGAACTAGGGCTTGTGCTTTATTGAATTTCTCTAGTTTCTTTTGATCCTTTATAAACATTTCACCAATAGCCCCGATACCAGTTGCTATGTCTTGCGTAAATTGAATCTTTGAATCTCGAATACCTTTAGCCTTTTCGATTTCGGCTAGTGCGTACTTCGCGTTAATTTTGTCTTCTTCTTCTTTTTGTTTCGCTATTAAATCGGTTGTGTCTTTTCCGTAACGTTCGTACTGCGCTTTAAGTTCGTCGAAGTGATATTGATTAGTTTCTAGTTCTTTTTGTTGGGCGCTAAGTTTCGATTGGTAAATTTGTTCGTCTAGTTCTTCGGACTTTAACGCTTCGGCTTCATTAAACGCTTTGAGTTGGTCGGCTTGTCTTTTTTGGTCGGCTAGTTTTTCGTCGTCAATTTTCTTTTGCTTTTCTATTTCCGCGTCTGTATAGCCTTTGTTAATTTTATCAATTTCTAATTGCTTCGCTTTCTCTAGCGCTGTAGTGTCTTGTTTGTACTTTACAGCTTCTGCTATTAACGCTTCGTATTTTACCTTAACGTCGTCAACTTCTACTTGTTGTTGGGTCTTTGTAGAATCTGTTAATAACTTGTTAGCTGCTGCAATTTCTTTTTGAACGTCTTCTGTCGCTTTTTTAATAGCGTCGCGCCTTTCTTTCCAACGTGCTGCGGCTTCGCGTGCTGCATCTGCTGCGGCTTGCGCTGCTGCTTTCGCTTCTTCTTCTGCGGCCTTTTGTGCTGCTTCTCTTTGTTTTCTGTACTCCTCGCGTTTAGCTGCGGTTTCACGCATTAAAATTAACATACGTTCGCGCGAACCTTGACGAATAGTTATGTTTTCCGCGTTAATAGATTCGCGTAGTTTCTTACGTTGTTCTTTGTTGTCGTCGTTTGCAATGGCGTTTAACGCTTTTAGTTCCATCATTTGACGATTACGACGTAACTTAGCTTCGTTCGTTAGGGCTTTCGACTTCTCTAGTTCTAGTTTATTGGTGTCTTTTCCGTTAATCTTAGCCTTTTCTATTTCGTAGTCGTAAGCAGCTCCTACAGATTCCGTTCTTCTTTTACTAGATTCTATAATAGTTTCGTTTGCTTTTGCTATACGTTCTGCGTTTTCTTCTGCTGCATAACTAGTTAAACCTAACCAGTCCGTAAGCATTTTAAACCCTTCAATAACAGCATTAATAGGCGCCATGATAAAATCCATAACCGTACCTAGTACACCTATTTTATTTAAGAACGCGCCTATAGCTACTACAATAGCAGTAATAATAGCCACTAATAAAAACAAAGGGTTCGCTAGAATCTGCGCGCCTAACTTAACAAACGCACCACCCATATTTTTTACAGTTCCAGTAATTCCTTTGAGCGCCCCGCTTATATCTGTTTGGTTTAACTTACCTAAGTTGTTAGCGAAGGCTTCTGATTTCTGGCTAGCTTCTTCAAAGTCTAACGACATTAACGAATCTTTAATACCGCCTAAGCCGTTGCTTACTTGTTCGAACTTCGACCCACTAGCGAAGACGTTAACCGCGTCGTTTGCGTCTTTTATTTTGTCCGATAGTTCACCCGCTTTCATTGCGAGCGCTTCCATTTGTGCGGGATCTGTAGCGTTTGCTATTTCAGCTTTTAATGCGCGCAGTTCGGCTTTCATCGAACCGACGCCCGTTAGCTTTAGTGGTATCGTTACTTCATTCATAACTATATTACCTTTTTAGTAGGTTCGAATTTCTAGAGTAGTGTTATTTAGTTTTCCGTCTGCGTGACTATGTCCGCTATTTCTACACGTTACTATTACTATATTTCCGTCCGTGTTTATATAGGCTGCTGCTTGGTAGTCATGTTCTATTTGGTTAATCATTACGTAGGTGTTACTAAAATCGTATGGCGTTTCTGGTGTCCCTAAATATTCACCAGTTCCCGTTCTAGTCCACGTAACAAGTTGACCCGTGAAAACGTTTGCTTCTGGCGCGTTCGTTCCCGTCTGGGTAATGTTAGCAATATACCCGCTTACTTGAGTAGCTACGCCGTTAATTCGTGGCGTTATTAGTCCGTCTTCGTTTAACGTGTTTTCGTCGCCTATAATCATTCCTCGAACGTTCTGCGCTACCATGTTACGCGTTCCGTAAATGGCTACGTTTGCACCCGCTAGAATTACGTTATTTGTTTGCATTGCCGACGACATAACAGAAGTCAAAGCTACGCTGGTAGTCGTACTAGGGGCTGTATATCCATTAGACGTTTGAAATGGCGCTAGGTCTATTTCCGTGTCTACGCTTATTAGTTCGACTTTTGTTAACTGGTTTAAGCCAGCGTTATAGTCCATTACCTTGTTAATATTCCACCAGCTGTTATCAATACGTATTTTGTCGTTCAGTTTTAAACTATGTATGTCGCGTTCGTCTAACTTAAAGAAAGCCGTTAGCATTTTACCGACGTTTATTTGATTGATCGTACGACGCCAGTACATATTAAACAAAGTGTTGTTAGTAAGTGTCGCTGGATTGTAATAGTAAAAGTCGCAAGTTCCGAAATTAATGTCAAACGTTGGCGTATTCGCGTCGTCGAAATGGGTAATAGCTGGGTAGGTAGTTATGTTAAAAGTTCCAACTGTACCGTGCGCTACTAAGTTCCAAGCTCCGCACGTTTGTTCACCGCCGTCGTAAAGTATTCGTATGTTAGTTTTAGGCGCTTGTCCGTCAATCATTGGAACGATAGCCCCGAAACTTGTTTTAGTAATTGGTGTAGGGCTAAAGATTAGTTCCTTTGTGTCTACGTCCCTTACATATTCTGAATCAAATATATATTCTTGTTGTCCGTAAATTTCGTCCGTGCTTTGGTAGTACAATTGGTTTGGTTCGTCTTCGTCTTGTTTGTATGTAAGAATTAAACGTTTGTTTGTAACGTCTGGCAAAAACTCTAGGTTCTGTTCGCGGTCTTTTGCTAGTTTATACGTCCAGTCTTTCTCCGCGCCGTTGTCGTAGTATTCGTCGCGGTGTCTTAAAATAATGTTATTCGGTTGCGCTGGGTCTACGTCTGCGAATAGGTTGTACATCTGAAAGATTGACTTAACAAAGTCCGCTTGTTTTATCTTTTGCGGAACGTATTGATTCATGTTTAAGACGCCACTAATAACAGCGGTATTACTATTTGGGACTATTTCCATAGTAATATCTAAAACATCTATATTTACGTCCACCCTTGCAGCCACGAACGCAGAAGTTCCCCACCTTACCGAAAGGTTAGAAATATAATCTAACATTCCTATTTTAACCTTTAGTAAATCACCAGTATTGATTACTAGAGTTGGCGAAGTTAAAACCGCATTTGCATAAGTTGAACTATACGAAGTTCCGCTAGGAATATATGTATTAACTGAAATATTAGTTAAGTTGGCATTTGTTCCACCAGTCCCGTTATTAGTTGCTTTTAAATAAGGAGTAAAATTAAAAGTTCCGTTAGTTGGTGAAAAGCCTAAGTTTTCGAATGGTCTAACTGGCGAAGCTGAATAGTTTTCGTATTTAAGTCTATATGTTACGTTAAACCTAAATTCGTAAGACTGCGAAGCTAGCGGGTCGGTGTCTGTTGGCGCAGTATAAACCCCCGTCGTAGGATTAAATATACTTTGATCGTCTAGCGTTTCTGTCCAGTTGGTTATAAAGTTTGAATAGTAAATGAAAGAACCATTTGTACTTTGGGGTTGTGCTGTCGTAAATACTTTTTCAGCTGTTACTTTAAAGTCGTTCCAGTCTATTACATTTTCGTCGCCATTGTAAGGAATCAATAGTTTATCAAACCTAGCTTGTACTATGTCGTCCCATTGATATGTATAGCCAGCGTTGCTAAAGATGCGGTCAAAATAAAGTTTCGCATAAATAGCGGGCTTCATTTTTCTTATATGGTAGTTATTCGTGTTCGTGGTCGAATAAGGTAACACGTACTTGTACCCGTCTGCTATCGTATTGTTAAACGTCGCTACAATTCCAGCGCTTGTTTGGAAATGGTCTAGGTCTGAAAAGTCTAGATCGTTTAGTTCCTTACTATTCATGGTAGTAAATAGTTCGGCTTTCGTGTCTTTTATTAAGACTTCGTAGTTAACTACTTGTTCGTGCGCGTCGGTCAACTGCTGTTTGTTTACATTCACCAACTGCAAAAGCGCGTTGTCTAGAATGACTACATTATTTTGTACTACTTGACACTTCGTTAACTTGGTAATGTCAAACGTTCCCGCGCTTATGTTAACATCGTAGTAATGGTTTAATAGTTGGTTATTGTTATCCGTTCCAGCTAGTACGATAGTCTTACTAAACGTACCGCTTCGCTTAGATATGTCGCGGATGTCACCTACTGAAAAGTTAAGGGGAAATTGTACGTCTTGTCTTACGTCTAAAACGCCAGTCTCTAGGACTATTTTTACGTTATTAACCATTTACGTTATCGTTGTTTGCTAGTTTAACTGAAATGCTTTGTTTGATTAAATGCTTGTTACGTTGTTTGTATACTTCGAAGCTATTGTTTTGTACAATGCAAGGAACGTAAGCCGTGCTTTCTGCTACGTGTATAGGGCATCCGTCTTCATCTAGGACTAGTTCGCCGTCTTCTGTCGTTACGTATTGGACTAACTTTAAAAACGTTTGCGGTGACGTTATCAATTCTTGGAAATAGTCCGACATGTTTTGAGTCATCCAGTTAGTGTTTAACTCTAGCGTCTTAGTCACGTTTATATTGAACGTATTAAATCCGAACTCCTCGTAATTATAATTCCAAGCACCAGCTTTAACGTAGCCTTGTACGTCTTTATTAAACTCATCCCGTGTAACGTCGCCACGTTCGTAAGACTTTAGCTGAAATGCAAAGCTAGAGAATGAACCTAGACGATCCAAGAAACAAATATGGTATTCGTTTATTTGTACGCGTCTGTCTATGTTTACTCTATACTTAACAGACTTTTGTCCAGCGTCTTCGTACCAGAAGTCATAGTACGTAGTGTCTTCTTTAATCATTGGTAACGTTCCAGTAATCGGAGTCAATGCGCCGTAATTGTTACAGCCTACAGCCACGCTTACTATTGTGTCGTTATTAACTACGTTTTTGCTATACGTGTCGCCGTCGTTATTTTGAAAGTAAATCTTTTTACCTACTACAGCGCGGGCGTTTAGAAATAGGTCTTGTCCTAGTGTACAATAAAAGTCCGTCTTTGGCTGGTTCGTTAGCCATTGCTTAGTAACCCCGTCTAGTGTGTAGTCGTTATAATTATAAGTAACCCAGTCGACCCACGTGAACGCCCCGTTAAAGACTTTTAGGTTGGTTATGTTTGTTATATTGTATGTTACTACTTTCTGATTGTCTGCGTAGTTTATAACGCCGTCAATGTTCACGTTAGTAATAGAACTGAAAGGTACGTTAACGTCAATCCAAGTTCCAGAAACTGCAATGATTGTATGTAACCCTTCTAGTAATGGGTTAGCAGTCCCGCCGTCGTTTTGTGATATGTTAATCTGGTCGCCTACTTGAAAGATGTTAGCTACGTTTATACGTGTGTTCGTTCCGCTGTTGGTTAGCGCAGACGTGTAGGTAATTTCGTATAGGTATTCTTCGCCTATGTTTACTGCGTAGTTCTTATAACTATTTGGAGCGGCTTTATCTAGAGTTACACTAGGGTCAAAGTCCCAGCTTACATAACTCGAAAGGAATTTAGATAGGTCTATTTCTCCGTAACCAGTCGAATAGGTCGGTAAGACTTTGAACGAACCTAGTAAGGTCGCGCCGCTGTAAATCTGGTAAATGTAACGGAATCCAGTTTTGTTTTTGTTGGTGCTATCCACTATAAACCTAATAGGGTTGTAAGCGGGCATGATTCTCTGGGGTTGTGCTATTATTGATTGTGCCATAACTATATTATTTTCCGTCTTTGTTTAGGTTCTAAAACGCGAAGTAGCTGTCGTCCGTGTAGTATTGCTCTTTGATATAAGTAACCGCGTAACGTGTCGCGTCCATAGCGTCATCCCAAAGTTTAACGGGTTCGTCTAGGATTGTGTCCCCTACCTTTTTCCATTTGTAGTTCTGGTATTCTTTCTTTAATGCTTCGTGTTCTTGAGCGTAAACTCCGAACGACTTAACAGCGTCTAATCCTTTCTTAACCGCCTTGTTTGCATTCAGTACGTTATAACCAGCGTTGTTAAGTTCGGCTATTATTTCGGGTCTGGCGTAGTCGGCTACTATGTCGGCGTGTTTCTCTATGTTTAGACTGGCTAGCTTTTCGATTAGGTTCGCGGTGGTTAGGTAGCTTTCGTAAATGACTGGTTCTATAAAGATGTCCTTTTCGTGCCAGTAAATGCGCATTAATGCAAGGGGGTGGTTATAACCAAAATCCAGTCCGTAAATGAATTCAGTAAAGCGTGCGGGTCTGTGTGGTAAGAATGTCCAGTTTGAATAGATGTTACTTTTACTTATGGCTTTTTCACCTAGTGCGTAGATTTGGTATAGTGCTTCGTCGGTTCGCTTTAAGTCTTCTATTTGAATCTTTATGCTTTCTGGTAGAAACGGGTTATCCTTGTAAGTTGACTTAATTAATATGCTTTCGTTTTTTGGTAGGTCGTAAAGCCAGCTGTTGGAATCTGACGGGTTATAGTCAAAGATTAGCTTGTGTTCAGTACGCATATTCAATTGACTGAAATCGTCGTAAAAAATTTCGTTAGCTTCATTGCACCACGCCAGATGTCGTTTACGTCCGCGTATCTTTTGTTCGTCGTCTACACTAAAGAACTCTACCATAGATCCATTCGAGAATGTGTAGATATGTTCACTCATGTTATGGCTAGTCTTTTCGTATATTCCAGAATCTTTTAGAACTTCTAGAAAGTCTCGCATAGCTGTAGCCCTCAAAGCTGGGAACGTCTTACGAATGATTGAAACGACTACGCCTTTGTTCTGTAGGCAATAGACTAGAATAAGTTGGCATAGGCTATAGGTCTTACTTGAACGCGACCCACCCTCGTTAATTATAAAACGCGCCTCGTTATTATAAAGCGCGTCGTAATTCCGTTCAAAGACTATCGTAGACTTTAGTTCCATTACTCTAGTTCTTTCGTGTCGGGTCTTATTATTGAAATCTTAATTTCGTTTATGTTTTCGCCGTTACTGGTTACGTCCGTCTTTTCGGTTAGGTTGTTTAGTCTTTGAGTTATGGACGGGTTATATTGACCGACCATACCCCCTTCGATTTGGTCTTGACGGATTGACTTCTTTATACGTTGACAGATGGCGCAATAATGTTCATACGCTCCATTCGTATTTCTGAAATAGTGGTCTAGTGTTACGCCGTGTTCGTAGCCCCAAACTTCGAAACCTTCTAACGTTAGTGGAACTCTTAAGGATTCTTGAACTACCTTACCGCTTTGTAGTGCTTTGTCAATTAGTCGGGGGTTGTTTATTGTTTTGTCTCTATATGCTTCGAACATTTCCCATAGTAGTTCGGGTGTCTTTATGTATTTGTGTTTAGACATTTTGTTTCGTGTTTTTGAAGTGGTTTAAAAAGTCGTCTTCGTCTACTTCTTCTAGACATAGTAACCCGTCGGCGCTGGTTAGATACGCTATGTGGTGAAATTGCATTTTCTCTAGGTAGTCTGTTATTACTTTACCTTCGTGGATCATGTCTTTACCATAGTCTAGAACGTAGTATTTCATTTCTTCTTCGTGTTTTTAAAGGTCTTCTTGTAAATACTTAGCGCTTCACGTGAATGAGATTCCCACGTATGGACACAAACCGCGTAACGTTGGAATTTGTCGGGAAATGCGTTTACGCTTTCTTCGTCTGCTATACACCTAGCTAGGAACGTCTCTTTTTTTTCTCCTTTTATTGGCTGTGGCATTTGGTTTCTTTGTTACTGGTTCTTGAATAGGTTCTTTTTCCGTGTTTTCGGTGGCTTCTTCTACGCCTTTATAACTAATTGTAGCGTTTTCCTTTTCGAAAATGTACCCTAGTCCTATAGTCACGTAGTATTTAAACTGCGCTGGGTGGATTTTGTCTACTTCGATACGTCTTTGACCTAGTACGCTGTCGTAAGTTACTATGGTTTTACCTTTGTATTCGTCTTTAATTTTCATTTTGTTCGTGTTTTAGTTCATTTCCTATGGCTTTAATTATAATTAATACGCCAAACATACGCAAAGCGGTTTCGTAACCACCTAGACAGATAACCCCGCCTATAGTGAATAGTACAACCCTAGCCAGCGCGTCTGTTATTTCATTTGTTTTCATAACTATATTGAATTTCACGGATTTTTAATTTAATTCCGCGTATTAAATAATGAGCCGACGTGTTACTGATTCTAAAATGCGCGCCTAAACTTTTGGCGGTTCTAAATCCTTTGTCGTAATAGCTTTCAAATACCTTTTTTTCAATTGGACAAGCTAAACTATTTCTGTAGATCTCTATATAGGCTAGCTGGTCGTTATATTTATTTTCTATTCCTATTTTATGCTTTACGTCGTCGTTATCTGGTTCGTCTTTTGGTATAAATTCCAACGCCAGGCAGTCGTCTTGTTTGTGGCTTAGGCTAGTGTCCCAGATTATTTGATATTTGATTGTATTTAGTAGGTAGGACTTTACGCTATTGGTGTCTATTTTGTCCGTGTCAATAGTTAAGACGTGTAGGTAGGCGTTATTTATGCAAGTGTCCGCGTTCAGCATGGACAAGGTTATATTCTTTCGCTTATTGTACGCCTTTAAAAAGTGGTTTGTGTACTTTCTAACCTCGTCGTAATGCTCGCTTATGTACTTATCTAGCGTTTGCTTCATGCCATTCTAAAAATTGTTCAAACCATTTCTTGCGTTTGTCTGGATGGCAAAAACATTCGTTATCACGTACGCCCGTTTCTTTTACTTTGATAGCTTGCAACTTTCTAAGGTGCATTTTACTTAGTCGTTCGGGGTTTATTTCGGCTAGAATTGCTTCTATTTCTATCTGTCTATCTTGCCTAAGCATATGTCAAGTGTAAAAGATAGTAAACTAACGACGCAAGCTGTAAAGAAGTTGCCAGTAATAAACAACGCAGCCCAAAACCCTACGCATTTAGGACAGCCTACAGATTCATATAACCGATTCGTAAAATGATTAATAGGTAAAAGTTTGAAAATGTAGTCAAAAGTAAGCTGCAAAGGTTCGAATTTAATAAACCACCAGACAAACGCTACTAGATAAATGTAATTCATTGGTTAAATTTTAATCAAACTTACGATGAAAATCTAAACACGCTGTGAAAAAGTTATTAACAACAAAAAAGCCAGCGGTTAAACTGGCTTCTGGTTACATTGATTCTCTTAAAACGTATTCGTCTAGCTTTATAGCTGTACTTAGGCTAACGTCATGACCTTTTAGAAACTTGTCAATCTGGTATTGGTGAAATTTACCCGTCCGTGTTTTGATGTCTGTTACTATCTGGTTACGTGTTCGTGTTCTAAGTAGGGCGTTTAGCTTTTTTCGTAGTTCGGTGTCGTTTATTTCCATAATCAAAACGGGAAATCGTCGTTTTCTACTTTGCTTACTGGTTCTGGTGCTACGTATGGTTCACTAAATGAAGCTGAAAAGAACGATCCAGCTTTACCTTGTTTAACCCATAACGCTACTTCCATTTCTTTGCCGTTTACGTTTACTTTTCCTTTGTAGTCTGGGTGGTTATCCGCTTTCTTGTTCGTGTTTTTAAAGATTGCACCCGTGTTTAACTTGTTTTCCATTTTTATATTTGTTTAATTGTTACTAAAATACTCCACGCCAAATGTAGCTTACTAAATGTAATAGTCCGTAACCGAACACGCCTAACACTAATAGCATTAAAATAATTGCTTTTGTTTTCTCTTTCATCTTATTTGTTTTTAAATTCGTCTTTTAGTCGTTCTAAGTATAGTACAAAGTCCATAGCTTCTTCTTGTGCGTGTGTAAGCCATTCTAACGTGCTTAAATCGGTTCTTTCAAGCGTTGTGTTGTACTTGGCTATTCCTACTTGCGAACGTTCGCTGAATCTGCTTAAAACACGTAATACTATTTGGTCTTCTATTTGTTGGTTCATAAGAAATTTATTAAGGTGTTATAATATTCACGGCATAACTCCACGCGTTCTTTAATTAGTTCTATTTGTATTTCGCTTTTTTCTACTTCGAAGACTTTAACGCGTCGGTTATCTGGTATGTGATTAAAGTTATGGCGTTTTTGTACTTCGTCTCGTAGGTCTATACTTTCTTCTAGTAAATTAGCGTTCCAATGCGCGCGCCTTACTTCGTCTTCTACCATGTTGGCTGGTGTGTTAACTAAACAATAGCAAAGCAAAGACTTAGTTTTACCCGTAAGTTCTAAATATCCTTGAAGTTGGTAGTAATAGTCCTTTGTAGGAATTTCAGTAGCGAAAAAAGGGAATGTCGTAGCGTCCCAGCTAGATTTTACATCTAATAAAACGCTGTCCGTGTTTACGTCTGGCGTTCCAGTTAACCATTCATTCGAAAAGTGTTCTTCGTTTTTCCAAATAAACCCTAAATCCAACACGTCCGAGACTAATTGTATAGCGTCGTCTTCGACTAGTATTCCTTTGTCCGTGTAACGGCTGTAAAATTGCTTTTTGATTCCGTACTTGTCTGCTATTACTTGTTCTTCTATGTATGTTTTTGCAGTCTGGCTTAACAACTCCCCCTTAGTGCGGGGGTTTGTCATTATTTTGCCTATTGATGAACATCTAATTTTAAAAGCATTCATAACGCGTTCAGTAAATCGGTTTGACCTTCGCTTAAACTAAACTTACTTTCTAGTTCTTCGCGTGAATATTGCCCGCCTTGAATAGCTTCGACAGCTTTCTGGAATCTTTTAGCGTCAATCGTAGGTAATTTCTTTACTTGTTCGCCACTTGCGTCCGTGTCTTTGTCTGAAACGATACCCAAAATCGAACTAAGCGCATAGCGACGGAAATACGTACAACCCGAACCAAACGACTGAAAGTCATTCATTCCTTTTAATTCTACTCTAGGAATTAAAGTAGTGCTTTCGATTGATTCGCCACTTTCTGCGTGAAAAAGACACGTTACAATGTAGTTTTCACTATCTTTTGAATTAAGTAACTGCGTAAATCCTAGCCCGTGTTTTTTTAGTAACGGGTTAATTACTTCAAAGATTTTCGGTAAGTCTGCGTAGCTATAGCCGTAACCTTGCGTCCCTTTGTGGATTACTGGGACTTCTTGCTGGAATGAAGCCAGCGCTTTAAATAGATTTTTCATAATAAATTGGTTTTTAATTTGTGTAAAGATAGTTTATATTTCCATAGAAACAAACTTTTTATTAATATTATTTTTTAACGCGCCCCAAGTTCCCATTTTTACTGAATGTAAGCAATTATAACTTTGTGTACACCATTCTAGATTTTCAATACGATTGTCTTTTTTATTTCCGTTAATATGATTAATTACTTTTTTGTTTTCTGGATTGTTTATAAACGCTTCTGCTATTATTCTATGTAACATAACACGTTTAGATGATCCGTTATTTGATAGCTTCATTCTTAAATATCCTTTTCCGTTGTCTAGTGGTTTTAAATAGTATTCACCTTGATACCTTAAATTGCATAGGTGATTTTTTGATATGCGTTTAATCCGTCCTAAATTAGATACTTGGTAAATACCCTCGTAACCTATTACATCTTTCCAAATTTCCATTTTTTCTTATGTTAATTGTCTAACTTTTGTTTTGTATTCTTTTATTAATTCCTTTAATTCTTCTATAGTCCATTTCTTTACATGGTTTCCGTGTTCTTCTAGCCATTCCACGCGTTTAACTCCTATTTTTTTAATCAAACTTTTTCGGTATTCAATTTGATTTCCAGAAAGCATAACGTTACACTTGTAACATGATACCCAGACATTGTCTTCATGGAATCGAACCGCCGAATGTCCACCAGAACTTAAATAATGCGAAGCGTGTTTAACTCCGTTTATTTTTTGCTGGCACGAAATGCAGACTAGACCCATGTCGCGAAGTCTTATGTACTTATTGAAAATGGTTTGCGTTTCTTTTAACCAGTCTTGTAATGTTTTTAGGTCTTCTTTCATTCGTTTTTTAGTTGTTTTCCATTGGTTCGTCTTTACTTCTTCGACAAAGGCTTTAATACATTCGTCTTTTAAACAAAATTTGTGATTGAATCGTATAGGCTCGAACTTTTCACGGCAGTTTTTACATCTCATGGTCAAAAATTGAAGTTTGATTAGTGTCTGATTTTCTGATTATTCCTAGCGCTGTTTCAAAAATTGTTTTAGCAGCTTCGTAGTCAACTAAATTTCTAGCCATTTTTCTTCTGTCTTGTTTACCTTTATACTTTGTAAAATCGTAATCGTGATAAATCGATAAATTATTAATTACATCTTTTGCTAGACCTCTACTTAATTCTGGGTTTTTACGTTCGTTAATATTATTTGGTAAAATAAAGTTAGTCCAATACAAATGTCTTCCCCTTTGTTGTGCTGGTATTAATGGTTCATAATAAGGAATAACATTTTCCACACAATATTTGCCATTAAACCAAGTTTTCAAAAAAATTATTTCTTGATAAAGTTTCATATCTGGATAAGGTAAATCCCAGTTATTTTTCATAGAGAAATTAAATCTACTATGCGTTGGACAAGGTGGCGAACTCCATATAAAATCGAATTCTTTGTAATGTTCTAGTAAATATTGATGCGCGTCTGCTATTATAACAGTATCGTTTGGAAATCGTTCTTGATAAAGTCTAGCAGCTTCTGGGTCTAACTCAACTGCGGTTACTTCTATTTCCGCTACTTCGTCCCACTTGTATCGGTTACCACCTAAACAAGCATATAAGTTTAATACTTTCATTAGTCTAAATTTATTGTTTCTGTTATCCATTTTCTAAACTCTAGCTGCAATTCTACTTGCTGTTTAAATATTTCTTCGCGGTTTTCGCCGTGTACTTGTAAAACTCTATTGTCTACGCGTCTTATTTCGTCTGCTAGTATGTTAGCTTTTCGTTTCAAGTCTTGTTTAAAAACGAACTGGTCGTTTAAATCGTCTATAAAGTCGGCTAGTACGGGTAATACAGCTGATAAGGTTACTAGTTTGTGTTCTTTTGTCATAAGTCTACGTTTTTAAATTTTAGTTCGTGTTCAAGTTCTTCTATTCTTTGTTTTAGCTGTCCGTTTATTTCTAGACAGCGGTTAATTTCGCGACCTTGTAGCCTTAGTTCTAGTTCTAGGTCGTCTATTACGTTATAAACTTCGTCTAGGTCTTCTTCTACGTCGTTAGCGCCTTCTATAAAT